GCATCTTCCGTGGTTCGTAAAAGGCGCGGATTTGCCCACCCGGGAGCGGATGATGTCGGCGCTTCTGGGTTTCATGCACTACGCGGAAACCGACTATGCAACATTCGATAAGACGTATGGCCAATGGTTCAGAGAAATAGAAATAGGTGTACAGAGGCCATACTGCACGAAAGACGTAACCAGCTTGCTCATGCAAGTGTACACCAGACTCTACTCCAAATTCAAGATAGTACAAGTCAATGGTTGGACCTGCACGGTCCAACGTTCTCAACGGTTGAGTGGCGAGAATGCCACATCCATTGGTAACGGTAGTACCAACCACTTCATAACTTGGGTCGCCTTCGGCATGCCTGAGTTGGATGATGCTACTGTTTGCCCCAGGCCGCCCTTCGTGTCGTTCCACGAGGGGGACGACGGCATTATTGGATGCGTTGAAAGGCCGAAAGTGGAACTGGCGGGTGTCGCCCGCGCTTTCGGATTGGACATGACTTGTGACTGGTCCCGTGGCCTAGACAACATCAAATTTACGGGTAGGTACCATTATGACTATCAGGGCGAAGTGATAACAATGTGTGGCTTCTGGCGCACATTGAACAAATTTCATTTAGCAACCTGCAGTTATCGTGGGAATCCCAAAGAATATGAGTCCGAAAGGACAGCGTTGTTGGGGGCAAAAGCCTTGTCACGCCTCGTGATTGACTACCACACTCCAGTGGTGGGCGCTATCGCGTGGGCACTGCTCCGCAGGACGAGACACCACCAGTCTTTGCAAGCTATCATTGATAAAGTGACTGCCACTGGCAACCGTGCAATCAACAATCACGCCACGAAGGAGCTCATGGGCTCGGCTGTGTATGTGCGGTGGGACCAGAAACCTTACCCTAAGTTTGACCGTGTACGAGCAGGCTTCTTGCAATTGCAGGAAGGCGTACCCAGCATCGAGTCGTTGGAAGAAATCCACTGGGAGTGGATACGCTACGGTCAAGGCATCACAAACGAACTACCAGATCCATTGGTTAACCCTCCACGATCAGGGGAAGCCAACCACCTCGAATTGGAGTGAGGTGGAGAAGTTGGGCACGTTGTTATGCAACGTATAACGTACACCGAGGCGCCGGTGGCAACGTGCCTGAACTTAATGCAGACGGACACGATCCACGTGAAAGAGAAGTTATTCTTCACCCAAATGTCCAAAACCAAACCCCGACGCGGCCCTAAACCGCCTCGCAGAACGCAATTACCCAAAGCTCCTCGTCGAACAAAGGCCAGGGGATTGATAGCGCAATCTGGAGCCCCACCGTGGGCACGGAGTGTCATGGAACCCTTTTCGGCGCCTCCTGCGTCGATTCCTGACCCCATGTCCGCACCCTCCATGAAAGCAAAGTCTCTCTCCTCGTTGTCTTTCCAAACCTACGACGCTTCCACAACTCCAACCAACGTTCACGGCGCTCTGGTCATGGTCCAGCCTGCTCCGTTCTCCGGTGTCATAACCGCGAGGATGGGGTGGAACAGCACCACCGACAAGTTCGTTTCCATTGGACCCAACCTTGAAACAGTCGTCCCCAACTACTCGTCAGTCTTCCCTACCTCAGGCACAGGTACTGAGGCCGTGACTGGCGATGACTACCGTTACCGTTGCACAGCAATGGGTGTACGTTTGACGTACACGGGATCGGAACTGAATCGAGGTGGGCAGGTCGTCATTGGGCTCATGGAGCCTGATCTGTCACCTGGGACCAATGATGCATGGTTCATGTCGTTTGGTGGGTCTGGACTGACTTTGTCTGGTTTGCTCGATAGGACGACAGTCCTCCGTCGTATGTCTCGCTACAAGGTGTTCCGTGAATGGGACTCCACCCTTGAGTTTGAGAGCATCCCTTCGGGTTGTCCTATATACCAGCCATTGTCCATCAACAGCGGCGCCACCGCTCCATCTCCTCAACTGCTTTCTACCACAAACCCCATGCCACTGCTCTGTATCATGATCCTTGGCGACTCAACGTCTGTCGCGAGCTCTGTGGGCAACGCCTTCGATTTGGAGGTCGTTCGTCACTGGGAAATCCTGAGTCCATCCGACTTAGTGACTTCCATTCCTATGACACCAAGCCCATATGACGCACGCCAACTTGAGTACTGCCTTAACGTCTTTGGAGCTGCCTACGCCGATTTCCCCGTCAAGTCGCTTGACAATTCGCGCGGCGCAGCAACCTCATCCAAGACAGGGTTTCAACAGATGCGCGCCACCGCTGGGTATGCCGCTGCCTCCGCAGCCGCTGCATACGCTGGGTACCGACTCTACCAACATTTCCAGTCCAATAACTCCAAGAAAGCCAATCAGAGATCCTTCTTCTCGTAGTTGCGTTTGCTCCGCCACTTTCA